TTATGAACGCCTTGACGGGTGGCGAAGATAACGCATTTAAAAATGCGTATATAAAACAATACGGCAAACCTGATGGCGATCCGATACCTGAAGAGGTATTGGACTTAGCTTTAGCAAACTATAAAAGCAGAGGCCAAATAACAAAGAGCGAACAAGCGGGATATGATGCCAAAGCCCCAGAAAGACGCGCCGCGGCTCGTGAGGGTGACGCCCGTGATCCGGTAACGGGGAAGCGCATTCGTGATTTAGATTTCGAGTGTCCAGAGGGTTATACCTTTAACGAGGCAGAACAGCGGTGTGAGATAGTTGCAAGTGCTGTTGCGAGTGCGGGTCCGGGTATTCCAACGCCCCCGGGTGGAGGATTTCCAGACTTGACAAATGCGGGTGTTACAACTGGGGTTCCTGTAGTTAATAATCAGTACACGCAGTTTGCTGCTCCGACTTTGGCTGGATTACCTGCTGCTGCGCCGAATGGTTTTGTAATGCCTATGATGAATACGCAACCGATTACAATCGCGCAACAAACTCCGCAGGGACTAGCTGGATTACAGCAGCAGCTTCAGCGTAATGCAGGGATGCAGACTGGGTGAATTTACAAGCCTTACCGGAAGAAGCATTAAAGGAAATCTTGGCCTTAACCGAGGCCAAGAGGCGGATGGATTTGCGTGAGGAAGCGCAGGAGAAGTTCTTACCGTTTGTACACCATGTGTATGACAACTTCATTGAGGGTCGCCATCACCGTGTGATTGCCGAAAAACTTGAGGCTGTTGCGCGAGGGGAACTCAAGCGGTTGATTATCAACATGCCGCCTCGTCATTCCAAGTCTGAGTTTGCAAGCTACTTGATGCCTGCTTGGTTTCTAGGTAGAAACCCTAAATTGAAAATCATTCAGGCTACGCACAACACTGAGTTGGCGGTACGGTTTGGTCGCAAGGTACGAGATTTAATAGATGACCCTGAGTACAAGATTATATTTCCTGAGACGAATCTTAAAGAGGACAACAAGGGAGCGGGTACTTGGGGCACGGACAAGGGCGCGGAGTATTTTGCGGCGGGTGTTGGCGCGGCCATCACGGGCCGTGGCGCGGACCTGCTTGTTATTGACGACCCACATTCGGAGCAAGATGCGTTAAGCTCTACTGCGTTTGACCATGCGTATGAGTGGTACACTTCTGGTCCTCGCCAGCGTTTGCAACCGGGCGGTGCGATTATAATTGTTATGACTCGTTGGGGTAAGAAGGACTTAACGGGTCAATTACTGGCGCAACAGGGGTCGGACATCATGTCTGATCAGTGGGATGTTGTAGAATTTCCTGCAATTATGCCTAGTGACGAGCCATTGTGGCCTGAGTTCTGGGAAAAAGACGCTTTATTGTCGATCAAGGCGTCATTACCTGTCGCCAAGTGGAATGCACAGTGGCAGCAGAACCCTACGAGTTCGGAATCTGCGATAATTAAGCGGGAGTGGTGGAAAGATTGGGAGAAAGAGAAGATTCCGCGGTTAGAGTACGTGTTACAGGCGTATGACACGGCCTTTTCCAAGAAGCAGAGTGCTGACTACAGTGCGATTACGACTTGGGGCGTGTTTAAACCGGAAGATGGCGGTCCAGACAACATAATTCTGATGGATGCGCGTAGGGGTAGGTGGAATTTCCCTGAGTTAAAAGAAGTTGCCCATGAGGAACATGAATATTGGGAGCCTGACATGGTGATTGTTGAGGCGAAGGCCACTGGACAGCCTTTGATAGACGAATTGCGATTGAAGGGCATTCCAGCCTTGGGGTTCTCACCGGGCAAAGGAAGTGATAAGGTAACGAGAATGCACATGGTTGCCCCGTTGTTTGAAGCGGGGATGGTATGGGCTCCGATGCACGAAAAGTTCTCTGATGAGGTCATAGAAGAGGTTGTTTCGTTCCCATATGGGGATCATGACGACTTTTGTGATAGCATGACCTTGGCATTAATGCGGTTTCGGCAAGGCGGATTTATCGCTTTGGACGGCGAAGAAGAAGATGAATCAGAATGGAGGCCCCGGCAACGGGAGTATTATTGATGGCATTACCACCCAACATGGTTGCACCGGGCTTAGACCTGAATGATACAGCGGGACTTCCTGACGTAGAAGTTCCTATAAATGTTCCGATGGAGTTCCCAGACGGGGCAGAAGTTATTGATGACGGTCGTGGTGGCGCGATTGTTCAGGCTATTTCGATGGCTCAAGAGATGCCGCAGGAAGAATTGATTCCGTTTGACGCAAACTTGGCTGAGTATCTGGAAGACGGCGATCTTGGCGAGTTGTCCGCGGAACTTAGGGGGTTTTACGAGGATGATCTTGAGTCACGATCCGAGTGGGAGGAGACCTACGTTAAGGGTTTAGACCTCTTGGGGTTGAAGAGTGACGAGCGCAGCACACCCTTTCAGGGAGCATCGGGGATAACTCACCCAATGATAACGGAGAGTGTGACGCAGTTTCAGGCACACGCCTATAAGGAGCTATTACCGTCTGGCGGTCCTGTTCGGACTAGCGTTGTTGGATTGAAGGATCGGCAGCGTGAGGAGCAGGCCAAGCGCGTTAAAGATTTCATGAACTATCAGATTACTGAGGTCATGGAAGAGTACGATCCCGATATGGATCAAATGTTGTTTTATCTCCCCTTGAGCGGTTCTACGTTTAAGAAGGTTTACTTTGACCCTACTAAGCAACGTGCGGTTGCTAAGTTTATTCCTGCACAGGACTTGGTTGTTCCGTATTCGGCGTCTGATTTGCAGACTGCCAGCCGCGTGACGCATGTTCTCCGCATGGAGATGAACGATGTTGCCAAGATGCAGTACGGTGGGATTTACCGGGACATTGATCTGAAGGTATCGGATGATGTTGAGGCGGATTCTGTTCGTCAGAAGGTCAATGAGCTTGAGGGTTTATCTAAGAGTTATAGCGACGATGTTCTGACCATCTTGGAGTTCCATGCTGAATTGGACCTTGAGGGTTTTGAGGACATGGACCCTCGGACGAATGAGCCAACGGGTATTAAGTTGCCGTATATTGTTACGCTGGATGATTCATCGGGCAAGATACTGGCGATCCGCCGCAACTACGATCCCAACGATATGATGAAGAAGAAGCGTCAGTTCTTTGTGCATTACAAGTTTATGCCGGGATTGGGTTTCTACGGGTTTGGTTTGGTGCATATGATTGGTGGCCTCGGCAGAGCAGCCACGAGCCTTCTCAGGCAGCTTATTGACGCTGGCACACTAGCCAACCTCCCAGCAGGGTTTAAGGCCCGTGGGGTGCGTGTACGCAACTCTGACGAGCCATTACAGCCGGGAGAGTGGCGCGACCTTGATGCGCCCGGGGGCAGCATCAGAGACGCCCTTGTTCCATTACCGTACAAAGAACCATCGGCCACGTTATCTCAGCTTCTTGGTGGGTTGGTTGCTGACGGTCGCAGGTTTGTATCGTTAGCAGATCAACAGATCAGCGACATGAGCGGACAGAACGAGACTCCTGTTGGCACTACGGTTGCTATGTTGGAGCGCGGCATGAAAGTTATGTCCGCGATCCACAAACGTCTGCACTACGCCCAGAGAAACGAGTTCCGTTTGCTGGCGCGTATCTTCTCCGAGAATCTTGCTCCGATGTATCCCTATCAAGTAGCGGGTGCAGAGCAGGGTGTTAAGGCAGAAGACTTTGATGCTCGGGTAGATGTACTCCCCGTCTCGGACCCGAACATCTTTTCTATGGCGCAGCGGGTTACTTTGGCTCAGACGCAGCTTCAACTGGCCCAATCTAATCCGCAACTGCACAATCTCCCAGCAGCGTATAGAAGGATGTATCAAGCATTAGAGGTGCAGAATATTGATGAGATTCTGCCGCCAGAACCAGAGCCGCAGCCCATGGACCCTGCAACTGAGAATGGAATGATTATAGGCGGCAAGCCTGCTAAAGCTTTTCCACAACAGGACCATGATGCTCACATGCAGTCGCATTTGGCGTTGCTTGAACTAGATATCTTGCAGCAGACCCCTGCGGTTTTGGCGGGTTTATTCACGCATATCTTGGAGCATATCAGCTTGAAGGCTCGTAATACGGTACAGCAAGAGATTCAGCAGATGCAGATGCAGCAACAGCAGGAGATGCAGGACGCTACAGCCCAGCTACAGAATCTGGTTCAGGCGGGAGCCATTCCTATGCAGCAGGCTCAGATGCAAATGCAACAGATGCAAATGCAGATGCAGCAATCTCAGATGCCCCCTGATCAGATGGAAGCCAAGGTAGCACAGGTTGAAGCTCAACTTCTTATAGAAGTCATGCCCTTGATGACCCACAAGGGTGCAGGCGGGGAAACTCAAGACCCACTGGTAACTATCCGTATGCAGGAGTTAGCCATCAAGGAGATGGAGACTCAGCAGAAAGCCCAGATAGATGTTGCTAAGTTGGCTCTTGAGGAGCTTAAACTGGAACAGTCCGCTACTACGGACTCTGCTCGGTTGGAGTTGCAGGAACAAATTGCAGATGAGCGCACTGACGTGAATCGGGAACGCATTGATGTTCAGCGACAAGGGATGGAGATGAGGAATGCTAAAAACTAATAAAACTCAAACTGTCGCGAGTAAGAACATTCGCTCGGAAAGACCTCCGGTCAAGCAACTTCAGCAGGGTGTTCAAAAGAAACTAGGGGGTGGAATGATTAAGAAATTCAGCCCTATTGCTAGACCGCAGAGGTTTGTCGGGGTGTTCTAAGTGATTGATCCTATTACTGCTTTTGCCACCGCATCTGCCGCCTACAGCGGTATTAAAAAAGTTATTGGACACGCTCAGGAACTCGAAAGCATATCAAAACAGCTTGGAAGTTGGTATGGCGCTTGCGCGGATATCAACCGGGCACAGACACAACGCAAGAACCCCACTTTTTTTGAAAGAGCCACACAGGGTCAGTCCATTGAAGAGGAAGCTCTTGAGATACTAATTCACCAAAAGACGTTAAAGGAACGTGAGTTGGAAATTGCGGCAATGATCAACATGCGGTTTGGCTGGGGGACGTATGACGAGATGCTGGACATGCGCCGGGAGATCAGGGCCGAGCGGGAAAAGACTGCATTTGCACAGGACGAGGCCAAGCGTCAGATTCAAAACAATATGGCAATATTGGGATTATCTATTATGATTATTGGGGTTATTAGCGGCGGCATTTATTTGGTGATCTTGGTATCATGAACACTTTAGTTCCAATTATTTTGGCAAGTTCTCTACTTAACCCAGAATACGTTACATGCCATTTGTGGAAGTATGTAGAAAATGGGGATGAAATCCTATGTTTGTATTCAGGGAAAAATGGCACGTTAGGGTATCATTACCCAACTTTAAGTTTCCGAGAGTGTCCCAAGCAGTTTGAATGCCTGTATCAACCGAACTCTAAAGCTAAAGTCAGCTTAAAAGATATCTTGAAAGGACTGTCCGATGGATTTTAAGAAGATACTAGAATATAAAATTCTACCCCGACTTATGATGTTCGTTATGACCATCATGTACATAAGGGTTATCGAATGGGGCATGTCATTAGATGACCTGTC